CGCCGCCGCCGTGGTCGGCGTCCACCACACGAGCAAGGAGGGCAGCCTAAGGGGCTCTACGGTGTTCAGCGGCGCCGGCGACTTCCTGTTGGCCGTCGAGAAGACCGACGACACGCAGACCGGCGTGCTGTACGCCGCCAAGATCAAGGCGGCCGCCGACGGCTGGCGGCTGGGCTACGAGCTGCGCGTGACGCCCACCGGGGACGCCAAGGGCACGCAGTCGCTGGTCGCCTGCCAGCTGGACGCCGTCCCCGACGCCGTGCCCGACGCCGCCCACGGGTGGCCGACGCGCGCCACGATCAACGCCGTGCTCGCCGCCATCGAAGCGGCGTGGGGCGAGCAGCGGCCGTGGACCAATAGCCCGCGCATGCGCGTCGAGGGGCGGTACAGCGTCGTCAACTGCATGGCGTACGGCATGTCGCGCGGCGTCGCCGAAGCCCTGCTGGAGCGCCTCTCCAAGGCCGGCACGATCGGCGTCGAGGTCTACGACGCCAAGACGAAGAAGACCGGGATTCGCGTGCTCAGGCGCCCGGCGAGCGACGACACCGAGGGTTTCGGCTAACCCCCGCCGGGCGTGGGTTCGGTCTGCAAGTCTATGATTTACAACGTAATGGTGAACCCCCGCCGGAGCACAGGTGTTGGCGGGTGTTGGCGGGGGTTCGGCGCGCAACTCTTTGAATGCGAACGTAAAAAAGGCGGAGGTTAGCGGTGGTTCACTTCGGCGGAAAACATACACTACCGTTAGGTAGTGGTATACGGCGGCGCGGAAAACCGCCGCGTGCCCGCGCTGCGCGAGTCGACCTCGCCCTCGCGGGCTCGGCTCGCCACGCTGCGCGCGGAGGAGGTTGACGTGGGCGATTCAAAGGCAGACCGCGAGGCTCGGCGCCGGATGGCGTGCGGACCACGGCCACCGCCGGGCGTGCTCATCCGGCGCGTGGGCAAGCGCGTGGTGGTGCGACGGCCTGACGAGCGCGAGGTCGCGCGCACCGCGGACGGCCGCTGGCTGCTCGTCGCCGTCGCCGGCTGGTCGCGGCCGCCGTGGGTGAGCTGCAAGGTCTTCGACCTCCGGCCGGCCGCCAAGAACGTGTATCACGTCGGCGTGAGCACGACGACGTGGGCGGACAACCGCAGTCGTGACGCCGCCGCGCTGCGCGCCGCGCACGCCGGCGTCATCGAGTGGGCGATCGACAAGGTCTTTGAGGCGCACACAGGAGTGCAGCGAAAGTGATCACGACGCAGCAGTGGGTGACGAGTCAGGGCGACGTCGACGGCGTCGATCAGGCGGCGATCGCGGCGGAGCGCAAGTGGGGCGCGGGCCGCCTCAGGCTGTTGGTGAGCGCCGAGCTGCGCGCCAAGTTCGACAGGCAACGCGTGCGACTCAACGAGGCCATCGCAGCGGGAAGCGCTTCCCAGCTGGCAGCGGAGTGCCAACGGATGCGGTATGCATACGATGTACTGGACAAAGCCGCTACAGCGGCAGGCGCGCAGGCCCGGCCGGACGCGTGGGAGGTCGTCGTCGACGACGACGTCATCCTGACGTTCGTGCGCAGCGACGCCGATGCGGCGCGCTTCCCGCTGGACGGCTTCAAGCGCGAGGTCTGGGGGCTCGACGAGGTCGCCCGGCTGATCGCCGAGTATCCGGCGATACGCGCGGCCAAGCGCAGGTTCGGCGCGCACATCGAGGCGATACGGCGCGCCGTCGAGGATCCCGTGCCCGCGGCGTCGACGGCGGACTTCCCGCACGTCGACTTGGACGACGTGTTCGGCAAGCCTGAGGCTGCGCCTGCCCAAGCAGTCGCTGCCCAAGCAGCAAATGCCTCGGCAGGCTTTGAGTAGCGCTGCACTAGCTCACCACAACGGGCGCCATTACCTGATTGCGCGATCAAGTCGGAGGCCGTCGGTGCCGCACTCAGGCCACGCGATGCACGCCAAGCTCGGCGCGCCGGGCTTGCGTGATAGCGCGCTGGTACACGCGTGGCGCGGCGCGGTTGCGAGCAAGTGCTTGATTTCGTTTGGCTTATTGACCAGCTGGCGGGCGCGCCAACATTAAGTTCGCCGGCCAGCTCGCCGGGCGCCGTCTGGCATGCGGCGTGCAGTGCAACTCGCGTGCCAAGTCGGGCTCGCGCCGGGCTCTCGGCATGCACGCGCGCCGCGTTTATGCGCATAATCGCGCGAGATTATTTGCGTGCTAGCAAGTCATTGATTACAGGCTTGCATTAGACGCGCCTCATTTAACTTACTGATGATTATGCGAAGTACGTTATGACAGCCGGCGCGCGGCGGCCGCCCGGGCGCCGTCGAGCGCGTCGCGCGCGCCCAGCTGGCCGGCTGGCACGATCCGCGCCATGCAAGCAGCGTGCCAGCTGGCGACTAGGGAAAACGCACCGCGGCCGTACCATTAATCACTGCCGGCCACCCCGCCGCGCTGGCGAGGGACCCACGCTGGGCCCGGGGTCTTCTGGACCGACGATATGCGCCAAGATCCCTAATGGTGGTCTGGCTATATTCACCCAATTTCGCTATAGTGGTCTGGTGGATACCAACCAAAGACTGTTCGCCCGCGTCGCGCCTGCGGATGAGCGCGGGTGCCGACTGTGGACTGGCAAAACCGATCGCGACGGCTACGGCGTGTTGCGCATAGCCGGGCGCGACCACCGCGTGCACCGCCTCGCTTGGGAATTGCGGCACGGCCCTATCCCCGAGGGCTTGCTGGTGTGCCACCGCTGCGATGTGCGGATTTGCGTGAACGCGGAATCGCATCTCTTCCTCGGCACGCACGCCGACAACCGGGCTGATGCTATCGCCAAGGGGCGTGCCCTGACCTCGGGCGAGCACAATGGCAATGCCAAGCTCACGGACGCCGACGTTGCCGGCATCCTCGTGTCGCCGCTCAGCAACCGCGCGCTCGCCCGGAACTTCGGCGTCGCGCATAGCATCATTGCGGGGATCCGCAGTGGCACGGCGTGGCGCCACATCCCCCGGCCGCCGGCCTGACTTGCGGCGCGCCCATTTACCGGTATGCTCGACGGCGTACAGACACGGAGCCCTGATGGCCCTCGTTCCCGACGCCGCCGAGCCCGCTGAGCACGTCGCCCTGCCGCGCGGCCGCCGCCCCGCGGGCCGCGTGAACGCCATCGAACTGGCCGCGCCGAAGCCGCCGCCGCCGTCCCGCGGCAAGCCGGGCCCCATCGGCCACGTCGTCACGCCTACGCAGCGCCGCCTCGTCCAGCACTGGGTCGCCGCCGGCCTCAGCCAGCACAAGATCGCCGGCCTCATGGGCATCACGGCGATGACGCTGCAGAAGCACTACCGCTACGAACTCGACCACGGCGAGGAGATCGCCAATGCCAATGTGGCCGCAAACCTCTACCGCATCGCCTGCAGTAACGCTCCGAGTGCCGCCGGTGCTGCACAGTACTGGCTCAACAAGCGCAGCGACAAGTTTCGCGAGGCCCCGCGACGCGTGGAACTCACGGGCAAGAATGGCGCACCGGTCGCTGTGGCTAGCGCGAATCTCACCCTCGATCCGCGCCGGCTCAGCAGTGATCAGCGTGACGCCCTCCGCGAGATTCTCCTCGCGGCGGCCGGCGACGTAGGCGACGAGGATCGCGTTGTAGACCAAGACGGCGATTCTGGTCTCGTTGACGATACGCCGGACAACGACGCCGAGCATGTCGCCGCACTGGAGCGCGAGGCCGACGTCGACCGCGCCGCGCTGACCGCCGACGACTGGCCCGGCGACGCGGCCGGCGAGACGCGCGGCGTCGACGATCCCGCCGGCGAGAACCAGACGTCGGGCTTCGAATGACTGCTGTCGTCACCGATGCCGTGCCCGTCGCGACGGACACCGTGATCCTCGACGTCGCCGCCGACACCACGGTGCCCGTCGCCGCGGACACCACGGTGATCGCCAATGTGGCCGCCGACGGCGCGGTCGTCACGCAGGATCCCGCGCCATTGGGTGCGGATCCCGTCGCGGGGGTCGCGTGACCGCTGAATTCACGTGGGGTCCGCCGCCGTTCCTCTACGTGCCAGAGCACGTGCGCGTCGCCGCCGAATACACGATCGTTTGCGACGAATTGCCCGCGCGGTTCGGCGTCGACGCGTACTGCAATTACTGGGCGCGCAAGTTGTGCCCGCAAGGAGATCATCGTGTCCAAGATTGAACCCAGTGTCGGCCGCATCGTCCACGTCCACCTGTCGGGCAACCCCAACACGCTCGCCGGCATCGTGTGCGCCGTGCACGAGCGCGGCATCAATGTCGCCGGCTTCGACCAGAACGGCGTGCCCTACCGCGCGAGCGCCGTGCGCCTCGTGCAGCCCGGCGAGACGATCCCCGCGAATTTCAGCGGGACGTGGGCGGAGTGGATGCCCTACCAGAAGGGGCAGGCCGCGAAGCTCGACGAGGCCATGGCGAAGCTCGACGCGGCCAGCACGCCGGGCAACGTCGGCGATCCCGTGGCGGCCAACGCCGGCGCGGACGCCGCTGCGGCGGTCTGAGTGTGGCGCGCGTCGTCACCGTTGGCGGTCGCCGCATCGATGTCGACGCGCAGCTCCTCGCACTCGACGCCGCCGACTGCGAGGACAGCCTCTACGTCTTCCTGAGGTCGGCGTGGCGCTACATCGATCCCAGCGAGTGGTGTGACGGCTGGCCCATCGAGGTCATCGCCGAGCACCTTGAGGCCGCGATCGACGGCGAGATCAAGCGGCTCATCATCAACCTGCCGCCGCGCATGGGGAAGTCGTCGATCGCCGGCGTCGCCTTGCCAGCGTGGACGTGGGCGCAGCCCGAGGAGCGCTGGTCGCCGACGTGCGGGCCGGGCACGCCGTTCCTCCACGCGAGCTACGCGGAGTCGCTGAGCCTCAGGGACAGCGTGAAGTGCCGGCGGCTCATCGAGTCGCCGTGGTACCAAGCGCGCTGGGGTCACAGGTTCCAACTGAATAGCGACCAGAACACCAAGCGGCGCTTCGGCAACGACAAGCACGGCGAGCGCCTCATCACGTCGATCGGCGGCACGGGCACCGGCGAGGGCGGCAACTGCTTTGCCGCCGGCACGCTCGTCAGCACACCGTGCGGCCAGCGGCCAATCGAGGATCTACTGCCCGGAGACGCTGTCTACGGGTTTGATCACGGACTGGGTAAGGTGGTAATATCTTCGGTAGTCGCTGGCCGCCGCATGGTGTCGCGTGAAACCTACCGCGTGCGTTCGCTTTCGGGACATTCCTTCGTCTGTACTGGAGACCATCCGATCTTCTCGCCGGGGCGCGGATATGTCCGTGCTGATCGCTTGGGGAGGGGCGACGCGCTCGTTGTCGAAGATCGGCTCGGGGCTGGTACTGCATCTGACATGCGATCGGTGTGGCAAGCCGATTGCCAAGCGCCTCTACGAGGCCCGCAAGGCTCTGAAGCAAGGCAGCCGGGACGCGTATTGTTCGAAGACGTGTTGCTCGCGGCATCACGCCGTCAAGAATGCGAAACCCTGCGAGGTTTGCGGAACGCCGAAGACGGCGCGCCACTCGCGGTATTGTTCGCCGGCCTGCAAGGCCAGCGCGCGCGCCGCGCGCCGCAAGACACGTACGTGCCCGGAGTGCGCAAAATCCTTTCATGGCTGGACGGTTTACTGCAGCTCGGCGTGCGCGGGCGACGCGCACTCCAAGCATATGCGCGGATCGCGCAACCCGAAATTCAAAACTTTGGGCCGCTATTCGGCCCAGTTTTGTCGTATGCGGGCGCTGGTACTGGAGCGCGACAAGAGCCAGTGCGTGGCATGCGCTTCGCCGGGCTGGGTAACGAAGCATCGCTATGGCGGCAAGCGTTCAGCCCTGCAGGCGCACCACATCAACGAGAACACGCGCGACAATCGGCCGGAGAACCTGATCACGTTGTGCATGCGTTGTCACAAACTGCACCATCATGGTCGCTTGACGCTGTCGCCTCAGTTGAGTGCGATGGCGTGTCTGCGGTCAGCGTCTATGACATCCAAGTGGCAGGCTGCAGCAACTTCTTTGCTGACGGAATTCTTGCCCACAACTGCATAGTCATCGACGACCCCAACGCGGCCAACGAAGCGTTCAGCGAGGCGACGATCGCGACGACCATCGAGTGGTGGGACACGACGATTTCGACGCGCCTCAGCAATCCGAAGGCCGGCATCTACATCATCATCCAGCAGCGCCTCGCCGAAGACGACCTCAGCGGGCACATCCTCGAAAAGAACAAGGGCGAGTGGACGCATCTCTGCCTGCCCATGCGCTTGGAGAAGAACCGCAGCTTCGTGACGACGATCGGCTGGCAGGATCCGCGCACCGAAGAGGGCGAGCTGCTGTGGCCCGAGCGCTTCGACGAGGCCAGCGTGAAGGCGCTGGAGAACGCGCTCGGCCCCTTCGGCGCCGCCGGCCAGCTCCAGCAGCGCCCCGAGCCCGCGGGCGGCGGCATCATCAAGCGCCAGTGGTGGATCAACTGGACGGAACCGCAGTTCCCCATGGTCGACTTCGTCTTGGGCATCGTGGACACCGCGTACACCGAGGACACGATGAACGACCCGAGCGGCATGATCGTGCTCGGCGTGTTCACCGGCGACAGCGTCAATCAGGCGACGCGCATCCTCGACGCCACGGGGCGCCCCGTGTTCGCGAGCCGCGTGGAGGCCGACGGCTCGCCGAAGGTCATGCTGATGTACGCGTGGACAGAGAGGCTGGAACTGCATGATCTGGTCACCAAGGTCGCCAAGACGGCCAAGGATTTCAAGCTCGACCGCTTGCGTATCGAGAACAAAGCGTCTGGAATCAGCGTGGCGCAGGAGATCAGGCGGCTGTACGCCGACGAACTCTTCGCTGTACAGTTGGCCGACCCGAAGAGTCAGGACAAGACGTCGCGTCTCTACAGTGTCCAGCATCTCTTCGCGGAGGGCATGGTGTACGCGCCAGACCGGCCGTGGGCCGAGGCGGTGATCACGCAGGTCGGGCAGTTCCCGCGCGGCAAGCACGACGAGTACGTGGACTGCGTGAGCGCCGGGCTTCGTCACCTCCGCGACATCGGCCTGCTGACGCGCGGCGAGGAGCGCATTCGTGAGATCGAGGGCCAGAAGATCTACCCGGGAGGCCAGCAGATACCGCTGTACCCGGGGACGTGAGGAGTTCCGGTGAGCCGCATCATCCTGACCGCACCCGTTTTGCAGCGCATGCGCCTGCTGCCCGGCGACGCCGTGCTCTGCAACGCCATCGTCGACCCCTACGGCAAGCCCGGCGTGTGGCGCGTCAAGGTCTGGGGGCAGCCGCCGTACGACGAAACCCTGTTCTACAACATCAAGGCGGCCATCGAAGACGACGCCGCGAAGGCCGGCATCCGCTGGTTCGTCGAAACGCAGAAGCAGAGGCGTGAAGACCGCCTGAGGGCGCACTGAAATGCCACTCGTACCCGACAAAATCGACGTCCTGCGGCAGCCCGGCGTCGGCATCAGCGAGACCGGTGACCTCGGCGGCGCCGAAATTCGCGTGGAGGCCGCCGACGAGGGCGCCGACACGCCGGAATTTGACGCCGGCGGCAACGTCGTGAAGATCGAGCACGGCGACGGCTCGGTGACCATCAGTCTGGACGGCCAACCCGTCGAAAAAAGCGCGGAAAAGCCGAAAAATACGGCGTGGTTCGCTAATTTGGTCGGCCAAATCGACGCCATGGAGCTGTCGCGCATCAGCGGCGACCTCCTGCAGGGCATCGCCGCCGACATCGAGTCGCGCCGCGACTGGATTGAGGCGCGCACGCACGGCATTGCGCTCCTCGGCATCAAAGTCGACATCCCCGGCGTGCAGGGCGCCGCGGATGGCGCGCCCGTCGAGGGCATGTCGAAGGTCAGGCACCCCCTGTTGCTCGAAAGCGTGCTCCGTTTTCAGGCGAACGCGCGCAGCGAGATGCTGCCGACCGACGGTCCCGTCAAAATCCGCAACGACAACAACAACGCGGAGCTGAAAGAGGACCAGATGGCGAACGCGCTGGAGCGCGACCTCAACCACTACCTCACCAACGTCGCCAAGGAGTACTACCCGGACACCGATCGCATGCTTTTGATGCTCGGTTTTGGCGGCACGAGCTTCAAGAAGGTCTACAACTGCCCGCTGCGCGGTCGCCCGGTGTCGGAGAGCATCGACGCCGACGACTTGATCGTCAATCAGGCCGCCACGGACCTCGCCAACGCCAAGCGCAAGACGCACCGCGTGCTCATGCGGTCGTCGACGGTGAAGCGCCTGCAGATCCTCGACGTGTACGTCGACGTCGACCTGTCGACGCCCCTCGACCCCAAGCAGGACCCCTTGCGCGACGCCGAGGCCGCCCAGCAGGGCGTCAAGCCGACGGCGGCGCGCCCCGACGATCGCGATCGCGAGATCTACGAGTGCTACTGCGAACTCGACATCAAGGATTTCGAGCACAAGGTCGGCGGCTCGCCGTCGGGCCTCGAAATTCCGTACCGCGTGACCATCGACGTCAGCTCGCAGAAGATCCTGTCGATCGTCCGCAACTTCAAGAAGCCGCGCCACGACAAGGATCTCCCCGTGGAGATCACGCGCTTCGTCAAGTACACGTTCGTCCCCGGCTTGGGCTTCTACGACATCGGTCTCCTGCACATCTTGGGCAATACGACGAACGCCATCACGGCGGCGTGGCGCGAACTCCTCGACGCCGGCATGTACGCGTGCTTCCCCGGATTTCTCATTAGCGATCAGGGCGGCCGCCAGAACACCAACGTGTTCCGCGTGCCGCCGGGCGGCGGCGCGCAGATCAAGACGGGCGGCATGAAGATCGGCGACGCCATCATGAACCTGCCGTACAAGGAGCCGAGCGCCGCGCTCGCCCAGCTCGCCGACAACATGGCGACGACGGGCATGCGCATCGGCGGCACCAGTGAGCAGCAGGTCGGCGAGGGCCGCGCCGACGCCCCGGTGGGCACGACGCTCGCCAACATCGAGCAGGCCGTCAAGGTGCTGAACGCCGTGCACAAGCGCATGCACGCCGCGCAGGCCGAGGAATTCAAGCTGCTCGTCGAGTGCTTCCGCGAGAACCCGCAGGCATTCTGGCAGAGCGGCACGCGGTCGAATACCGAGTGGGACGAGGCGACGTTCACGGCGGCGCTCGCCGACGTCGAGCTGAGCCCGCAGGCCGACCCGAACACGGCGTCGAGCAGCCAGCGCATCATGAAGATCATGGCGCTCAAGCAGCTCCAGCAGGCCAACCCGTCGATGTACGACCCCGTCGCCATCGACACGGCGGCCCTGCAGGCCATCGGATGGTCGAACCCGCAGCAGTTCTTCGTGCCCCCGCAGGCGATGAGCGCGCCGCCCCCCGAGCTGCAGGAGAAGCAGGCCGAGATCGCCAACAAGACGAAGACCGCCGATGCGCAGATGATCACCGCGCAGTCGCGCGCCGCCGAGGTGCGCGCGAAGATCGGTGCCGGCGCGTTCGCGCCGAAGCCCGGCTTGGGCGCCGCGGGCCCCGACCTGCCCACGGAAGAAGAGAAGCACCTGCAGATCGCCGAAGCGCACGCCAAGGTTCAGGACTCGTCGACGCGCGCCATGGACGCCGAGACACGCCGCAAGGCGCTCGCCATCGACCTCCACGAGCGCGAGGACGAGGCGACGAATCGCGCCGCCGACCGGCAGAGCAAGGAACACCTCGCCGTGCTCGGCCTCGCCAAGGACATCCTCCTGCACCCGGGCAACGCCGACAAAACCGACAAGGCCGTGCGGCCCGCGAAGCGAGCCGCGGGCACGGTGACGCCGAAGAAGCCGGCGGCGAAGAAGACCGCGAAGAAGGACTGATGTGGACGCCGGCAAGACCATCCGCAAGGCGCTGCTGACGGCAAAGTCGATCGCTGGCGGCGTCGGCGTGCGGCCGCGCTTTGCGTATGGCGGTCGCGGTAAAGAAAACGATCCAATCTGGTGGCACGGATCGGTAAGCGATAGCCTGAAGGGCGGCCAGAACGGATTGCATCTAGGAACCAAAGCCGCAGCGCACGAT